CATCTGACCCAGCAAACATCGACTTGAGCGCGTATTGCACCAGCTTTACTCTTAACCGCTCATGGGATGAAATCGATATTTCAGCGATGGGCGACACTGGACACCGCTATATCTCTGGACTAGAAGCTTCAAGCTTGACCATCGAATTTATCAATGACAACGCTACTTCAGCAGTTCTCCAGACACTCAACACACTTGCAGGAACAAACGCTTACTTTAAGGTTGCTAACGACAAGTCAGCATCTGGCTCAGCGGCAAATCCATTCTGGTCAGGTCTAGTGTTGATTAACAACATTACACCGATTAACGGCGCTGTAGGCGATTTGTCTACTCAGTCTGTTACATTTAACGTATCTGGTGCAGTCACAAAGACTGAAACAGGAACTTTCTAAAAACTAACCAAAGGGGCTAAAAATGGCAAAACTCGTAGTAACACTGACAGACGGAAATGTTCATAACGTAGAGATTACTCCACGACTTGAATATAACTTTGAACAGCATGTAGGGATGGGCTTTCACAAAGCGATTCTTGAGATGCAGAAACAGTCGGACATCTACTGGCTTGCCTTTGAAGGCTTGCGCTTAGCTGGCGTAACAGTACGACCAATGCCGGAATTCCTCGACACACTGAAGAGTGTGGACGTAGTAGATTCCGACCCTTTGGCGTAACGCGGGATTCCATCAGCTATCTCATAGCTCGTATGAGTCTTGAGATTGGGATTCCGCCACAATATTTAATCGATTTAGATGCACGAATGTTCGAAGCCCTATTGATGGGGTTTAAAGACAGAGCGAAGGAGCAGAAAGATGCCTACAGCGGTAACAAACGTCAACAACGTTCGCGCCGCTCTTAGGAAATATGCTCCGGACTTGCAGAAGGAATTGACCGCCGAATGGCGCAGAATCCTTAAACCCGTAGTAGCCCAAGCGCGTGGATACGTTCCAGCTGAAGCTCCTATGCGTGGATGGAAAGCTCGTTCATTTTCCGAAGCTAAATTCCCTATGTATAACGCTTCAACTATTCGTGCTGGCATTACCTATAAGACAAGCCCAAGCCGCGTAAGCAAGTCTGGCTTTCAATCTATTGTGCGCATCCAGAATAAGTCAGCTGCGGGTGCTATCTATGAAACTGCCGGACGTAAGAATGGACAGGGTCAAGACTGGGTCGGTCCAAAAGCCGGCGGAGCTTCCAAGGGAGTGTCTCGCTCGGTTAATCCTTATGCTGGCAACCAGTTCATCTCTAACCTTGGTCAGCTCTATGGCTCAATGCGTGGCACTGACCATCGTCGTATGGGTCGTCTTATCTACCGCGCTTGGGCTAATTCTCAAGGCAGAGCTAATGCTGGAGTAATTCAAGCAATAGAAAAGACTACAAAGAAGTTCGATGCCCGAGCAAGACAATTTGATTTGAAGCGAGCAGCATGAGCAACGTCGTATTAAATATCCTTTCCGAGTTTATTGGAAAGAAGGCTTTTAGAGAAGCTGATACCGCTCTCGGTAAGCTTAATAAAAGCGTAAAGTCTCTCGGCAGAAACCTTGGTATCAGCCTTGGGTCTGCTGCTCTTATTCGCTTTAGCCGCAACGCTGTTAGGGCTTTCGCTGCTGACCAAAACGCAGCGGTACAACTCAGTGGAGCTCTCAAGAATCTTGGTCTAGATTTTGCAGACGTTCAAGTCTCTAGCTTTATTGCTGACCTTGAAAAGACTAGCGGCGTAGTAGATGACAAGCTTCGCCCAGCGATGCAAGCGCTTCTTACCACTACCGGCTCTGTTGCTAAGTCTCAGGAATTGCTCCGCACTGCAATCGACGGCTCACGTCGAACAGGTGTCGACCTTGCGACAGTCGCTCAAGATTTGGCTCAAGCCTACGTTGGTAATACTCGCGGACTTCGTAAATATAACCTTGGCTTAACCCAAGCTGAATTGAAGTCTAAGAGCTTCGAAGAAATCATGGTTGCTGTTAATAAGCAATTCAATGGCGCATCCGCTGCATACCTTACAACTTACGCCGGTAAAATGGAGATGCTCAGCACAAACGCTAAGGCAGCTCAAGAAATTATCGGTAAGGGTCTCGTAGATTCCCTGCTCATTCTTTCTAGTAATACTTCAGTTGAAGGATTGTCTAACGATATGTTAGATGCAGCAGAAAACGCTGCTGAGTTTAACCGCCAGTTAGCTACAATGGTTAAGACCCTTTCAACACCTTTTGTTTACGCAGGTGGCGCTCTAGCTTGGTTTATTGAGAAGACTCAACCTTTGGCAGACCTAGTTTTCGCCGGAGACCCTAGCGGATTCATGAAGAAGCCTAAGCCTACTGCCCGTCGTTTTTACAGCGGTGGACAAGATTCAGTCATGGCTGGCAAGTCAGCCAAGGCAGAGCGTGAAGCGCTTGCCCGCGCTAAAGAGATTGCTAACCTTCAGAAGAAGGCAGCTCTCGAATCACTCAAGAAGACCCGCGAATCAATCGCGCTCAAGAAGCTTTCAGCCATCTTCGATATGGAACAAATCAATATCATGGCTGCGCTGCAGAAGAATATTACCGATGAAGAGCGCAACCGCCTAGAGCTCCAGCTCCAGCTTGCTCAGGGCAACGAAAAGGCTGCGGCTGCTATCGCTACTCAGCTCGACTATGCGCAGAATAAGTCTTCGGCTCTATCTGCAATTTTGCTTAGCCTTAAAGACGTAGATAACCCATTCATCGAGTGGAATAAAACCTTAGCGGAGATTGAAGCGCGTATTAAGAATCTTGCCATCATGACTCCAGTCGTTCCAGTCGTACCATCATTTGCAACTGGCTCTGTAGCTCGCGGTGAATCATTTGCTCAGCTTGCGCCAATCGTTCAAGACGTTATTACCAACCCAAGCGGTACAAACCGAGTTGAGTCGACTGCTCAAGGCGACGTTTATATCACTGTTCAAGGCAACGCTGTGGGCTGGGATGACATGGTCACAGCTGTTCAGAATGGTCTCCAGTTCAACAGCCTTTCAGGTAAGCCATCTGATATTGGTCGCCTAGCTGGAATGTTCGGGTAATGGCACTACCAGCGCAGATAGCGGTCTCATTCGACTTTAGCTCCGGAGCAACCTTTGGCACTGGATTCGTGATTGGCGATGAGAAGTACGGAATCCTTGGAACATCTACCCTGGGCTCATCCGACGTAATCATCCCTACAGTTGACCTAACACCTAACGTATATTCAATCTCGATTCGTCGTGGTCGCAACATCATGCGCGATACATACGAAGCCGGTACTGCAACTGTAAGAGTGCTCGACCCAGACTCTTACTTCAACCCGCAGTCGGTTACCAGCCCGTACTATCCTTACTTGACTCCTTTGCGTAAGGTGCGAATCTCAGCCACTACAGACACAGACCAGCACTTCCTCTTCAGCGGGTATGTTACGGACTACAAATATTCGTACCCTACATCCCAGGAAACTGGGTATGTAGATATTGTCTGCTCAGATGCTTTCCGCCTATTCCAGATGGCTAACGTCACGACAGTCACCGGGGCTACAGCTGGACAAAATACCGGCGCTCGAATCGGCAAGATTCTTGACCAAGTGTCATTCCCTAACTCTATGCGCACTATCGCTACCGGGCTCAATACTTGCGTGGTTGACCCTGGCACTCAGCGCACTTCACTCGAAGCTATCAAAAACGCAGAGTTCTCTGAAACTGGCGCATTTTATTGCGACGGCTCGGGCACTGCTATTTTCAAGAATCGCACCGAGGTAGTGGGCTCACTTGCTCCAACACCGCTTGAGTTTAACCAGACTACTGGCATCCCATATAAGAATCTTAAATTTGCCTTCGATGACAAACTCATCATAAATTCAGCTGAGTTCACTCGCGTAGGCGGCAGTACCCAATATGCCAGCGATACCGATTCGATTAACAAATACTTCCCGCATAGCATTACCCAAGATAACTTGGTTGCCGAGACAGATACCATCGTCTCTGATATTGCCAAAGAATATGTTAGTACCCGTAAGAGCACGACCATCCGCATAGATGAAATGGTGGTCGACCTTCAAGACCCGGCAGTTCCAACAAACGACGTTATCGGACTCGATTACTTTGACAACGTAAAGATTACGAACGACCAGCCGGGCGGCGGCGAAATCGTGAAGGTGCTCCAGATTCAGGGTATCGCTTGGGATATAACACCAAATAAAATGATTGCAACATTCACGACACTAGAGCCAATCGCAGATGGCTTTATTGTCGGCAATACAACAGGGTACGGTACAATAGGTGTATCGACCTTAAGTTATTAGGAGATTAAATTGGCTACAGGCTTTCCATTTTCTACCGGCGACATCCTTACCGCAGCAGCCGCAAACGGCTTAGTCGCGTTCTCGATTGGCTCAGACCAGACAGCGGACTACACAGCGGTATTGACAGACCAGTACCAAGTCCTAGTCCCAATGAACAAGGCGACAGCGGTAGCTTTCAAGATTCCTACAAACGCTTCAGTTGCGTTCCCAGTAGGTACTGCAATCACAATTCTTAACAAGGGCGCAGGAGCGGTAACAATCAGCGCAGTTACCTCTGGAACTACTACAGTTCTTTCAGCAGGTGCAGTTGCAGCTTCTCCAACCTTGGCACAATACAAGACAGCGGTCTGCATCAAGACTGCAACCGATACATGGTACGTGGTGGGCGCGATTGCTTAACGTAATCTCTGGGCTTCTTTCGGGAGCAGGTGCGCCAGCATCTACAAACTCCTATGAAAGCATCGCCACAGTCACAGTTGGCTCGGGTGGTTCGAGTTCTATCTCGTTCTCCTCAATCCCGTCTACGTTCAAGCACCTTCAACTACGCATTATGGCGCGCTCTGATAGAGCGACAACTTGGGAAGGTTCTTGGATTTACTTCAACACAGATACAACCTACTCACCTGGTTCTGGCAATTATACCCGTCACCTTATTGACGGAGACGGCTCAAGCGCTACAGCGAGCGCAAGCGTTCCAACTCAAGGCGGAACAGTTCCAACGAATACACCTGGAACAAGCACAACAGCAAACGTCTTTGGCGTGGGTGTTGTAGATATTCTTGACTATGCAAATACCAACAAATACACCACCGCCCGACTTCTAACAGGATTTGATGCAAACGGCTCGGGTGACTTACGTTTCATCTCTGGTCTTTGGCGCGATACTGCGGCTGTTAATGCTATTACATTAAACACCCAAGGCGGCGGCAATTTTGCGCAGTACTCATCATTCGCGCTCTACGGGATTAAGGGGTAAATCATGGCAGCAGGTTCAACTTATACCCCGATTGCGACTACTACGATTTCAGGCACTGGAACTTCATCAGTTTCATTCAGTTCATTTTCTGGTTACACAGATTTAATCTTGGTTATCAACGGAAGTGTTGGTTCTAACTGTGGGCTTCAAATGAAGTTCAATTCTGACTCAGGCTCTAACTACTCGTTCACTCGCATTACAGGCGATGGCTCAAGCGCAAGTTCAGACCGCAGTTCTAACGCTACTTTTATGGAACTTGGTTACTACCTTTCATCAGCTCAGAATATGAACGTCATTCAGATTATGAACTACAGTAACAGCACAACCTATAAGACAGTCTTGAACCGAGCTAGTGCTAACACAGCCAACATCGGCGCACAGGCTTATGCTGAACTATGGCGTTCTACTTCTGCCATTACTTCTTTAGCGGTGACGGCTTCTGGCAATTACTCAAACGGAACGACCTTTACCCTCTACGGAATTCAGGCGGCATAATGGCTAACACCTTTGAACTTATCGCTTCTTCTACTGTGGGCTCTGGTGGGGCTGCTTCTATTGACTTTACAAGTATTCCCAGCACTTACACAGACCTTTGCTTGAAGGCTTCAATTCGAGATTCTAAAACAGGTTCAATCGCTGAAAACTTAGAGTTTAGACTCAACGGAAGTTCAACTAACTTCTCGGGGCGTTACTTGATGGGTACGGGTTCTGCGGCATCTTCGGGAACTTGGAGTGGGCCTGCTATTGCGGTTTATCCAGCCGCATCTGCTACCGCTTCAACTTTTGGAAATCTTGAGTGGTATATCCCTAATTATGCAAGCAGTAACTATAAATCTTTTTCATCTGATTCAGTTGCAGAAAACAATGCAACAACCGCTTATGATTGGTTTGATGCAATGCTGTGGTCTAATACCGCGGCAATTACTTCTATCTCTTTTATAGCCAAAACTTCCTTTGTTCAATACTCAACCGCCTACCTATATGGAGTCAAAAATGCCTAATCCAACTAAAGTAATTATCGACTGCTCTACAGGTATCGAAGAAATTATCGAACTCACAGACGCTGAAGTCGCTGAACTTGCCTATCAGGCAGAGTTAGCAGCCGAAAAGAAGGCAGAAGAAGAAGCACAGGCAGAAGCCAATGCAGCGGCTAAGGCTGCGCTATTGGAGCGCCTCGGTATTACAGCAGACGAAGCGAAGCTTCTACTAGCGTGAAGCCTTGGCTTTGTGCAGCTGGTGTTACTTTAAGAGACCAGGTAAATAGTGCATATCCAGACCGCGGCAAGCGTTCAGATGGGTGGGTCGCTGACCAGAGACATCTGTCTGGTGGCAAATCTGACCATATACCAAATCTTGCTAGCTCAGCGGTTGTTCGAGCGCTCGACCTTGACCGGGATTTGCATGGAGTACCAAAACCAGACGACATGCCTTACCTTGCAGACCAGCTACGACTGCTCGCCAAATCTAAAAGAGATGGTGGAAGAATTGCCTACATCATATTTGATGGCTTTATTGCCAGCCCGAAGAAGTCTTGGGCTTGGCGTAAATATCTGGGGGCTAATCAGCACCGCGCTCATCTCCACTGCAGCTTTACGAGCAAGGGTGATAAAGATGGCTCATTATTTACAATCCCACTACTCCAAGGAGAATAAATGAACATGAAGAATCCTGCAGTGCTCACAGCTGGCGCTTTTCTTTCAGCTTGGGCGGCTTCTAACTTCGCGGCAGACTACCGCTCAATTCTATGGGCGATTCTCGCCGGCGTTTTCGGTTACGCAACTCCGAAGAAGTGAGCGCGGCAGACCTCGCAGCTTGGGCTGTGGCAGTTGTAACAGTCCTAGGCGGCTTGGCTGCATATACGCAGTTCATGATTAAACATTACCTTTCCGAGCTCAAGCCCAATTCTGGCTCAAGCCTTAAAGACCAAGTCTCTAGATTAGAAAGTCGTGTCGATACTATTATCCAGCTGTTAGGTAGGTAACAATTAACCATGGCTAGAAAAAAACCCGTCATAGATTTAGATACTTACAACGCTTTAGATGCCTACTGCATCTCACTCAACGAGTTTTACAAGTCATTACGTCGCAGCGGGTTCAGCGAGACTCATGCGTTTTGGCTTATGGCTGACCGAGACATGTACCCGGATTGGATTCTGCCCGCCAAGCCTATCGAGAAGATAGGCGACGTTGACTACGAGGATGACGACGATTAAGCGCATAGTCATTCTCAGTGACCTTCAAGTACCTTTCGAAGACGTACACGTCACGAAGAATATTGCCCGATTCTTGGCTAAATATAAGCCAGACCAGACAGTAACAATCGGCGATGAAATTGATTTCAATACCATTTCAAAATGGAGTCAGGGTACGCCCGAGGAATATAGCCAGAGCCTTGGCGATGACCGAGACCGCTGCGTTGACTTACTCTGGGAGCTGGGTGTAAGTGATTGCATAAGAAGCAACCACACCGATAGATTGTATAACGTCATCATGCGCAAGATTCCTAGCTTTCTCAGCTTGCCGGAACTGCGCTTCGAGAAGTTCATGAAGTTCGATGAGCTTGGTATCACCTTTCACCGCGAGCCAATGCCTATTGCGCCTGGCTGGGTGGCAGTCCATGGCGACCATACGCCAATCAAGAATATGGGCGGTATGAGCGCCATAGAGGCTAGCAAACGCTTCGGCAAGTCAGTTATATCGGGTCATACCCACAGAGCTGGCAAAACGGCTTACAGCGAGTCTGTAGGGGGTCGTATGGGGCGCACATTACATGGAGTAGAAGTGGGCAACCTCATGTCATTTTCGGCTGCAAAATATACGAAAGGCTCTGCCCAATGGCAGCAAGCTTTTGCCATTATGTACGTTCATGGGAAGACAGTTCAGGTCGACCTAATCAACATCGAGAAGAATGGCACGTTCATAGTCGAAGGCAAGGTCTATGGAAGGGTTCGCTAGACCGGACTTTGGAGACGAAACAGTCGACGAAATCGTTATCAAATCGTTATCAAATATGCGCCGAATCACCTTGACATACGCTCGAATCTGAGTAATTTAAGTCATGTAAGGAAATCCGAAACCCTTACAGAGATTAGGTAAAAATGACTACAGTATCACTCCAAAAGGTTCGCGGCTTAGCTGCTCGCAACGGAATCAGCTATGTAGACAAAGTACGCAGCCGCTACGAAACTTTGGCTAAGGGCATCACAGTCCAAAAGGGTTACGAAGGCACAATCGTTCGTATTTATGGACAGAATCAATTGTCAATTGAAAATCAAATCAAAGAGATTCTATTTTCAGCTTTCGATGCATCCGGATTCACATATGAAAAAAGCTCTATATATCCAAATTCTTTCGTAGTGAAGGCTGGTGCATAATGTCACGCATGAAAGAATATCTAAATGAGCTCGAACATGACTTCGAGCGCTTGACCACTACCTCAATGGAGTGGAACGCGAAGATTTGGGCAGACCAGGTTGAAGAAGGTCGCTTTGCTATCAATCACAGCGATTGGGCTTATAGCCATATCTACTGGTTCGACAACTACGCAGCTGTTATCGCTGCTAAAAATATTCTCCGAGAGATGGACGAAGACTTCAAGGTCGTGTCCGATGAAGCTAGCGGAGATTGGGCAATACTGACAACATATACATCTATTGTGTGGAAGGGCTAATCATGACAGTTTTACAACTTATCGTCTTTGGATTGATGGCGTTTAGCTTCTGGCTAGGCAATCGTTCAGGATACGCGAACGGCTATGTAGCTGGGCGCAAGGCAGTACGCAAGCATTACGAACAGTTGACAGCGAAGGTGGGGTCATGAAAGCTCATGAACTACTCCAATCCGCCGGTGACACTATCAGTGTCCGCAACGCAACTCATGGTGACAGTAAAGACAACATGCGCCGAACAGCCATGCTCTTATCTGCATATCTTGAAACTCCAATACACGACTACCAAGTCGCAGTCATCATGCAGCTCGTCAAGATTAGCAGAACTCAAGAGAGCCCATACTTGCTCGACCACTGGCTCGATTTGCTTGGTTACGGAGCTATTGCCGGAGAGCTCGCTCTCGGAGAGGAACTTGACTAATGTCTAAAGATGAGGCGTGGGAAGAAATCAAAGGTGCTTTTATGACTCGATGCGGAGAATTTTGTGGCTGGAACTGCAAATGTGAAGAAACCCTAAAACAAGTAAAAGAGGCTTTATATGTTTAATTTAGACGATTACGAGACAGTTGAAGAGAGACTGACTAAGTTTTGGAAAGACCACCCAGAAGGCAGAATCGAGACAAAGCTAATTGAGCACACAGCTTCACGCTTTATTGTATGGTCTGCAATCTTTAGAGACTCTGCAGATATCCAACCTTGGGCTACAGGGTTAGCAGAAGAGACAGTTCAGGGTCGCGGTGTCAACGCCACGTCAGCTCTCGAAAACTGTGAAACTTCGTCGATTGGGCGCAGTTTAGCCAATGCGGGTTATGCAACAAAGGGCAAGCGTGCAAGTCGTGAAGAGATGCAAAAGGTTGCAAAAGGTGTCGAAGTAAAAGAAACCATCCAAGCTACCAAAGCTAAAATGGCAGACACTTCCAAAGAATATGTACCAGTTCCAGTAGAATCAGACCCATGGACACAATGGGAAGCGCAACCAGTTCAGACTATGGAGTCAGCAGTCGAGATGGTCAAATCCGTTCTTGGTGGCACAACGGACAAGGATATACAGCGCTGCAAACATGGCGAGATGATATGGAAAACTGGTACTTCGAAAGCTGGTAAGTTTTGGGGTCACTGGCGCTGTGTCAATCAAGTAACTAGCGGCATGCCTGGAGCTGACACTGACAAGTGTGAGCCTATCTGGTACGAAATCGCTAAAGACGGAACATGGCAGAAGCGCGCATGACAAAGCTTTCTGACTTTGACCTAGATTACTCATATGGACTTCAAGGTGAAAACCTAGTCAATCAATTACTAACTAATGGAAAGACTGTAGAAGTCAAGCGAGATGCGCGCTGGTGGTCTACTGGCAATTTATATATCGAAGTCCAATGCTGGTACAACGCTTCTCAATCGTGGGAAGATTCTGGACTCACAGTAACTCGAGCTGAATACTGGGCGTTTGTGCTGGAGTCTGGTGTGATATTAGTGCCTACTGACCATGTTCGATATGCGGTCAAAGTATTTGGTCGTCGTATTGAGTGCGCTATCGAGCCTAATCAATCACGCGGTTATCTAATCAAGGCAGAGGATTTGCTGACAGCTATGAAGGAGTTGGACTAATGGGTCATTTACAGTTCCTAAATCAAGATGGTGAATGGGAGCAATTCCCTAACGAAGAACAGCAAGCCAATCTTCGAGAGAACGCAAAGCTGCTGGAAGACTTAGGTTATATGCTAATCTGCCAGTTGTGCAACAAGTTCCCCAATCGTCAACAGATTCGTAGGCGCTACTTGCAGAATGAGTGGACTTGCGAAGAATGTGGCACAGTAAATTCTGCTGGCAAGGCATGACCTAATCCATGTCACGTCACAGAAAAGACAGAGGGCTACGGACGGAACGGGTCGTCGTTGAGTATTTATCTCAATGGTGGCGCGGCGTAGCTGTCGGTCGCGGCGCGGGTAAAGACATAGTGAATTTCCCTATGGACGTAGAAATCAAAGCTAGAGCAGATTTCAGCCCGTTGGAGTATCTGAAGCAATCCAAGAAGCGTACGGAGAAGACCGGGGAGTCTTCCCTGGTGATATGCAGAATGAACGGACAAGGCGAGCAACCAGAAAACTACCTTGCGTTCATGACCCTTGGGCAACTGGTTCAGATACTCCTTAAAGCCGGTTACGGAGATTTCCAGACAGATTCGGTACACTTAGAGCCTACATATTGTCAATGCGGCAATACGATTATGAAGGGTTCACCATGCCATATATGCGAGAAGCTCGATAATGCCAGTGTATGAGTTCGAGTGCGATAACACAGAGAAGTGTGAGGCTAATTTAAGATATGACAAAGAATTCTCAATCAACGACAGCCATGAAGTTGACTGCCCGCTATGCGGCGCTCCTATGCGCAAGATTTACAGTTCTGTTCCAGCCCATTTCAAAGGCTCAGGATTCTATTCAACCGACTCAAAGTAAATATGAGAGCACAATGCGTAAGGCTGAAAAGCGACACGCCGCTCTGACCAGCACTTATGCAAATGAGATTGACAGCTCTGGTACTCTAACGGCTAGAGCCTTAAAGGGCTCAGAGCGAGCCGCTTCGCGGATAGCTCGCTCGGTAGCCTACGTTATTGGGATAGCTCTATTCGTTCCCATGAGTAACGCTAGTAGTGGCTCAATAGATGCCATTCAAAGCATTAAAGAGCTAGCAGATACACAGCTCACAGAGAAGCAAGAATATTGCCACAACCAAATCGTATATAGAGAATCTCGCTTCATCAATGATGCTTCTAATGGTTCGCACCATGGGTACTACCAGGGTAAGAGTGCGGTACTAGATGGAGCACCAGATGATTATCAGTTCTATTGGTTCTACTACTACACCATGCACCGATACGGACTAGACCCTATGAATGAGGATATGCCTAACTATTGTGCATCATTAAAACATTTAAAGATTAAAGGCTGGCAGTGAGTAGCAAACGAAATGACCCAAGACTAACGCGTGATTACAAAGCGTTTAGACTCAAGGTATTAGCTCGTGACCAATGGACTTGCCAGTATTGTCAATCACCTGCTGATACAGTTGACCATGTGATTCCAATCAGTCAGAGCCCAGAGCTCGTTATCAGCTTTGATAACGCTTTGGCTTGCTGCAAATCGTGCAACTCAAGCAAGGGTTCACGCTCACAAGGGGTTTTTTTAGAGAAGAGGTCTACCCCCCCTGTCTTTCCAGGCTATCTCTCCCCGACACAGTCCGAGATTCACCAAGACAGTCCATTCCAAACCAGACCAGTCCAGAACTAACCCGATGGCAGCCAAGACAATCAAAGCCATACGAGGGGCAGCTAAACCAAGGGTTCACAGTCCACTACTCAAAGGCAAAACTAAGGGTGATGAAGTAATCGAGTTCGCTAAGAAGCTCGGTCAGCCTTTAATGCCCTGGCAGGAACTAATCGTCAAGGATTTTTTCGCGGTAGACAGTAAAGATAAGTTCATCCGACGTACCGGTCTATTGTTAGTTGCCCGGCAATCGGGTAAAAGTCATTTAGGGCGCATTATGTGCCTAGCTCACCTCTTTCTCTTTAAGAGCCCCAGAGTGCTGATTGCTTCATCTAATCGAGCTATGGCTCTGGTCTCTTTCCGAGAGATGGCTTACTTCATAGAAGGTAATGACTTTCTCAACTGCCAAGTCAAAGCTATTCGCTACGCCAATGGCACTGAGTCGATTGAGCTACTGCCAGAGTTCGGCGGTGGTCGTTTAGACGTAGTCGCAGCTACTAGAGATGGTTCTCGCGGACGTACTAGCCATTTCACCTGGGGTGATGAATTGCGTGAATGGTCAGACGAAGCCTTTACAGCTATCACTCCGACTACTAGAGCTACCGATGGTCAAACCTTCTGGACTAGCAACGCCGGTGATGCGTTCTCAATTCCGCTTAACGAACTCAAGACCCGCGCCAGCGAGAATCCACCTAAGACATTTGGGTATTACGAATATTCAGCTCCAACGATGCTAAAGATTGATTTAAACTCGAGAGCCTTCTGGGAAGGTGTTGCATGCGCAAACCCGGCTTTAGGAATCACTGTGTCAAGGGAAGCCATCGAGGAAAGCATCTCGACTTCAAGCCATGAGAGCATTATGACGGAGCTCTTATGTCTCTGGGTTTCATCGCTTCAATCACCATTCCCGCCGGGCAGTATTGAAGACTGCTCAGATTCAGAGCTTGCAATTACCGAAAGCGGTTATACAGTCTTTGGCTTTGACGTATCGCCATCTAAACGAAATGCAAGCTTATGTGCTGGTCAAATCCTGCCAGATGGTCGAATCGGTGTAGGAATCTTGCAGACGTGGGAATCCACAGTCGCTATCGACGATTTAAAGGTTGCAGCTGATATAAAGGGCTGGGCTGATATATATCGTCCACGCCAAATCATGTTCGATAAGTATGCGACCCAATCAATCGCTGACAGATTGGCAAATGCCGGTCAAGTAGTCGAGGATTGCAGCGGGCAACAGTTCTATCGTGCGTGCGGAGACTTGCTTGATGCTGTCGTGAATCAACGCATGGTTCATAATGGGCAGAAGGAACTCATAGAGCAATTCGCCAATGTAGCTGCCAAAGTCAATGACTCCGCGTGGAGAATTGTAAAACGTAAATCAGCCGGCGATATTAGTGCGCCAATCAGCATCGCCATGATTGTAAGTAAGTTGATGCAACCACAACAGGTAGCGGCGATTTACACCGAATAATCTATATGTAGTGTATAATTGCCTTCTATGGGTCTCTTTTCGCGTAACAAAACAGTAGAAGCGCAATACGCTCCGCAGGTAATGGGCGAAAATATCTTTTCTCTCAATTCGGCAATCATGCCACGCATTACCCGTAAAGAGGCTATCAGCGTACCCTCAGTCGCAAGAGCCCGTAACCTTATTTGTGGAACTGTCGCATCTATCCCGCTTGAGTATTACAAAACTTCTACTGGTGAGGTAATTTCTCCGCCACGTTGGATTAAACAGCTTTCAAAGTCTCAGCCATCCTTTATCACTATTACATGGATTGTTGACTCGCTTCTCATGTACGGAGTCTCATATCTTTTAGTTACTGAGCGTTATGCCGAGGATGGAAGACCAGCTTCTTTTGAATGGGTTGCTAACAACCGAGTTACATTTACAACAGACGTTGAAGGCATCATGATTAAGCAATACTATGTAGATGCTGCTCCAGTCTCGATGAATGACATAGTAACTATTCAGGGATTCGACGAAGGAATCTTGGAACGCGGTGCTCGCACTATTCAAGCTGCTATCGACGTAGAGCGCGCAGCTGCGACCAACTCTGCAAATCCTCAGCCAGCGGGTTATCTTCGAAATAACGGAGCAGATTTACCACCTAATGAAGTTCAGGGATTGCTCTCAGCTTGGAAGCGCGGCGCGCAGACAAATAGCACTCGTTACCTTACTTCTACTTTGGAATATAACGCAGTTGCGTTCTCTCCTAAAGACATGATGTACCAGGATGCAATTCGTTCACTATCTACCCAAATTGCGCGTTTAACAAATATCCCAGCTTACCTATTGTCAAGCGAAGACAACCAGAGCATGACATACAGCAACGTCCAAGACGAACGCAAGCAATTTTATGCTCTATCAATCGAGCCTTATATCCAGTGTATATCCAGCAGATTCTCAATGGATGATATTTCGACTTCTGGACACGAAGTAAAATTTGCGGTTCAAGATACATTTTTGAAGCAAGACCCACTAACAGAGTTAGCAGTAATTGAAAAGATGTTGACTCTAGGACTTATCTCTACAGAGCAAGCTATGGAGATGACAGACCTAACTCCTAATGGAAGCGAAGGAATGAGCTAATGGAACACCTAATAATCGAAGCCTCATCTATTGAGTGCTCAGAGGAACGTCGCGAAATCTCAGGCAAGATTGTGCCAATGGGTACAGGCGAAGTCGGTCATACAAACCTCGGCGGAGTCGTCTTCGAAGCTGGGTCTATTGAAATCGATGACCCTTCCAAGATTAAACTACTTTCACAGCACGACATGAAGAAGCCGGTAGGTCGCATGGTTAGTGCAACAGTTCGACCAGATGGAATTTACGCAACATTTAAGCTTTCACGTTCAAGCGGCGGTAATGATGCGCTAGTCATGGCGCAAGAAGGATTGGTTTCCGGTCTTTCAGTTGGTGCAGAAGTAATTGCATCAAAGCCATCTCGCAACGGACATATTATTGTGTCTGCTGCAAAACTAAAAGAAGTTTCTCTAGTAACTGAGCCAGCATTTAAATCTGCTCAGGTTTTAGAGATTGCTGCTGAGGAAGTTATCCCAGCAGAAGAATCAATCCAACAACCAGAAAGCGAGCCAATTGTGGAAGACACAACTCAGGCAGAAGCTCCAGCAGTTGAAGCAGCGGCAGTAGAAGCGGCTCGCCCAACAGTTGCAGCAGCATTTACAGTACGCGAGCGCACAGCTCCAATCACGTCAGCGCAGTACCTCGGCGCACAAATCAAAGCAGCTATGGGTGACGACGAAGCTCGTCGCGTAGTTTTAGCAGCAGACGACTCAACATCAACTAACACAGGTTTGACACTCCCAGCACACCTCAACATGTTTGATACAACAACATTCTCTGGTCGTCCAGCGTTTGATGCTGTAACTCGCGCAGGTGCAGTGCCACAACTTTCATTTACGATTCCTAAGATGGGAACAGCTCCAACAACTGCAGTAACAGCAGAAGGCGCTGCACCATCTGAGACAGGGATGACTTCAACTTACGACACAGTCACAGCAAGCAAGTACTCAACACTCAACAGAGTGAGCTTTGAGCTCCTGGACTTTTCTAACCCTGCGTTCGAGACACTCCTTCTCGATGAAATGCGTAAGGGCTATGAGAAGGCAACTGATAACGCTTTGATTGCATACTTTACGTCTGCAGGAACAGCAGCAACAGGAACAGCAGCAACAGCTGCAGGTCTTCAGTCATTCATCTCAACACAAGGTCCAGCAGCTTACAAGGCAACTGGCGGCAACTACGCTAACAAGCTCGTAGCATCTACTGACCAGTGGAGCGCAATCCTCGGATACGCGGACACTACAGGTCGTGCGTTGTTCAACGCTGAATCACCAATGAACGCTTCTGGTAACGCATCAATCAACTCTGTTGTAGGTCGCGTACTAGGTGCGGACTTGGTAGTAGACCACAACATCGCTGTATCTGGCATTGTTGATGAATCAGCGTTCCTCGTTGCGCCACAGAGCGTATATGTTTGGGAATCACCAGTTACAAACCTTCGTCTCAATGTTCTTACATCTGGCGAAATTGAAATCAACATGTACGGCTATCTTGCAATTCATGCGAAGGCAGCTGGCGCGGGTATCCGTCGCTACAACCTAGCTTAGTAGCTAGAACTTAAGTCGCTAGGGGGGCTGCCAGAGCCCTTGCAGCTCCCCTAGTCTTTAGAAAGGATAACAATGTCAACAACAACAGTTGCCGAACTCCGTAGTGCTCTAGGAGTTGGAACTTTGTACGCAGACAGCGTTTTGCAGGAAGTCTGCGATAGCGCTGATAATGTGTTGTTGCCTTTTCTATGGACTAACACGACTCCAGTTATCGGACACAGTAATACAACATCCACTGGAACATCTTTTTTTAATGAGTATGTTCAAGACGTTTTTTATGTTGGTCAAAGTATTGTTTTCACTGGTTGCGGTTCAAAGCATAATGGAAACAAAACACTCACTGCAGTAGGTGAATATTCAGTTACTTATGCAATCACTGGCAATAACAACACTGCAACTACTTACCATCCGATTAACCCATTCGGTGCAGCAGCGGCAGATACTTACGTCGACTACACAACAATTCCTGCGGTGCAGACTGCCAGCCTTTTAATTGCTGAAGCAATCTGGCAAGCTCGCCAAGCTCCAAGCGGGCAGGGAATGTCAGTCGATGGCTATACTCCTTCACCATTTACCATGTCAAATACTTTGGTCGCCAGAGTACGCGGGCTCATAGCTCCGTTTCTCGCGCCCGGCTCAATGGTGGGCTGACCATGACAGCGATTACAACCCTTCGAGCTTCCCTGGCGGCAGCGTTAGTAGACGACACTCTTTACTCTGTCTTCAGCTTCCCGCCAGCAACACCGATTGCGAATTCGGTTGTAGTCCAGCCTTCAGACCCATACATCACGCCAAATAATAACCAGTATTCATCAATCAGCCCGATGGCTAACTTTCAGCTGTCGGTCTATGTGCCTTTACTCGATAACGAAGGCAACCTTAACGGAATAGAGCAGATGGTCGTGGCTGTGTTTAACAAGCTTGCGAACTCTTCTATTCATATGAACGTCGGAAGCGTTAGCGCACCTAGCGTTATGTCCGGCGTGTCAGGCGATTTGCTCACTTGCACAATCAGCGTGAGCACTTTAACGGAATGGAGCTAAATCATGACCGAAAACGCAAATGAGGCTTTCCTGATTAAAATCGGTCAGGTTCAGCCAAAGGCAGACAAACCAGCAACACCGACAAAGAAAGAAGAAGAATAAAAAATGGCTACATTTATTAACAACAAAGTCGGCGTAAAGCTCGGCGCATCTGACCCAGCAAACATCGACTTGAGCGCGTATTGCACCAGCTTTACTCTTAACCGCTCATGGGATGAAATCGATATTTCAGCGATGGGCGACACTGGACACCGCTATATCTCTGGACTAGAAGC